TTCATACCATGCGTGATTCCTATTCGCATCCGAATACCAGATTTGCAGATTGTCCTCTGAATTTGCCGCCGCATATGCACCACCAACACCACCAATAGTGGTGTAATCCAGGGCGTTACCGGCGGCATCATATCCGACCGTAATGTTTGCCATCAGTCAACTCCCAACTCGGCAAGGCGCTTTTCGAGCACGGCTTTAAGCCGAGCTTTTTCTTTTGGATTCTCTTTTACTTTCTCGATCACCCCGCCAAGTGATTCATCCGCGTCCTCAATCTCCCGCGCGTCTTCCGCTTTGAGGTTGCTTGAGATATCCCAGAGCTTTACGATAATCTCTCCGCGTGAAGTCCGAATAGTAACATCATCATTATCATTAGAGGGTATAAGGTCTGGACTAGCAATAATCTCACAAGGGGCATCTTCCTCCTTTGCGCTCCAAGGACGCGAAGGTTTTCTACCCGTAACATCAGAGAGAGGGCGCGAGCCAACAACCTCTTGTGTTTGCATATTATATCTAACTGAGTATCTCATTACTCTGCTCCACCTGCACTATTAATGAGTTCCATATCTTTCTTAATACAAGGACGTATGGATAAGATATTATGCAAACGTTCTGTTGAGCTTGTATTATTGGTAATAGCCTCAGTTGAAGCCGTGACTAAACCCGCAAGTTTTTCACGTTGGTAATCTTCAATAGTACCAATACGTTCTATCATTTTTGTTTCACGTTTAATTGCTTGTTTCGAGTTAAAGATATCGCGAATTATAAAATAAACTAAAATAGCTACTGGTACACCAAATTTCTCTGCTATGGCTATGAGGTCTTCCATTTTCTTCCCTCTTACTTACTGGCTGATACGAACGGTGACGGTTCCACTACCATAATCCCCAGTTTTTATACCGATACGATAATACATGGCTTTCTCAGGATCATCACCAACACGCTCTACATTACCAGTAAAAGCCTCAACATCCACCCAATTCACATCATCAAAAGAACGCTGTAAAGTAACAGTACCCGTCCACGTACCACTGATTGAGATATTAAAAACCTCATCAATTAACAGTAAAGCCGCAAATTTATTCTGTGCTCCAATATCTAACGCTACACTCGCAATAGGATCGCTCATACTGTACCCTCCGCTTCCTGGAAGAATTCGATTTGTGCACTTACCTCTTTGTTATGCCATTCAAAAGGTAACTGCTGAACGGTTTCATTACCAACGATATACATCGCTAATCCATCAGCATAAGAGTTTACCTCTTTGAGGTTATAACGCTTATGCTGATACATTAAGTGCCATTGCAAATCTACCTTTACACTGTTCCTAATTACCCGTGGGAGGTCTTTTGTCTCTAGGATAAAGTCCCTAATCCCCATATCATAATAAGCACCATATTGGAAATTCTTATTAGCAGCAAGGAAAGTAAGGTCATATGCAAATTTCCTTGATAATTGTTTAGGTAAGGGTATTCCTCTTTTGATTTTGTAAACATTGTAATCCATCTCTATCACGCCAGTTTTAACATTATTACTACTACTTATTACTTGATAAAGGTACATGAGATCGCCATACTGTCTTTTCAGACGATAAAGTAAACGTTTCATTTGTGCTTTGATAGTGTACATTTGGGTTTAGTCCGTTGTTTCTCTTTGATTTAGTAAATCAATTCTTCGGCGCAGCCGTAAATCAATTAGCCCTAGAGGGGCGGGGTGAGGCCCACAGTGGCCCCACCCCATCGAAGCAACTACTATCCAAGCAGAATAGCACCCAAGCTCGTATCAAGAACCTTCACACCACAGAGGAGGTCCACGGTCACAAGGTGACCCTGAGACGTACCATTGTAAGTGATCGTGACACGAATTGCCACATCATTGGCGTTCGCAACAGCACTCAAAGCGCCGGTGCCAGCGCGGGGAAGAGCGAGAGGCCGCGACACAAACGTCATCGCATTCCGATGGAAAGCAAAGTTATAACTTCCCGCCGGGCCAATATTTACAGTGGCAGCGTGGGCAACTCCCACACCAAGAGGGCGATCCAAGGTGATACCGATAAGGCCATCAACCTCGATGATCGTGTAAACATCTACGGTACTGGAAAGACCGAAGGTCACGAACTGACCAACACGCGGGGCGACAGTAAAGCCATTAATAACAATGTTCTTGGCCCAACCAGCATCATAACCAGCCCCAAGGTTAACGGCACCTGGGGTGTAAACGGTAATAACGGCGGTATGCACAACTGCAGTCCTGTTTCCAGTCAAAGTGGTGATCGCTGTCGGTGTAGCACCACCGGCTACTGATACGACTCGAAGGGGAGTCATATCACCAGCAATGGTAATCCACGTACCGGCAGTAATCGCAGCACTCAAACCGTTAACCGTAAACACCGTAGTACCCGCAGCATAACCACCGACATTATTAATAGCACCAGTAACCACAGTATTACCAGTACTTACAAAGGACATATGCTGGTCCATATAATTATCGAACCCAAGTTTACGTCCCATGCTCGCTTCGCGCAACGCCGTACCATCATCCCCAACAGTATTAGCAGTCAGGAAGATTTCGGTATTAAGAGCATGTGTCTCACCATCAGGGTTCCAAACGAGATTACGCCCCGTTGCATAAGCGTTATTCTCATTCATCGCCTTCCGAGTATTTAGAATATACTCTTGGGCCGTAGTCTTTGACAGGCCGCCGAGCATACCAGCGTCATTCGCCAGGAACTGAGGATACTGACCAAGAATAACTTTGTCAGTTGCCTGGGCAATGGAAAGAACAGCCGGGGTAAGGTGAATCTCAATCAAGTCCTTCATGGACTTGGATAATTCGCCATCCTTAATGGTAAAGGATGTGTGGAAGTGCTGATCCAGAGGGACCGGGATGTTCGTCAGGCTCGCATCCTGCACAGTAACATCATCGGTGTCAACCTTACGCTGGGCCGTGAAAGTTCCGGGCTGACGGGTATTGACGACATCACCCTGACTCGCCACTTCATCCGAGAAATCTCGATGAACGAGACTCGCTGCAACCATATTCTCGGTCAAGATAGCAACAGACTCATTAGCCCAAACTTCAGGAATGAGCGCGTCATTATCATTGGCACCATACCAACTTCTCACTCTAAGGTAACTACCATCGTTTCGCAACATGGACTTTCTCCTATACTTTGTCTAAGATATTCTTACCGTCTTTCTTCAACTTCTTCCTCTCTGCAATGTACTGCGCCGTGGTTAATTTTCCCACGTCAGCTTTATCACCGGAAGTAAAGACTCCGGCTGCGTCCCCTAATCCACCAGTGACGTTAGCCTTGAAGAGATTCCCGTACTGCTGAGGGATATCCTTCATCTTCGCTACTGCTTCCGCTACGGGAAGATCAAGTGTTACCGCTTTTCCTTCACCATCCACGCCAGCTAATTTAGTCCGAGGGATCAAATTACCTGTGGCCTTACCATCTTCACCCAATTCCTCAGTTAAGGAAGTGGTAGGACTTAGCAATGCAACGATTTGTGGGGGCGAAAACGCATCGTTAGCAAGTGCTGCATCCAAAATTGATCTACCGATTGTTTCTGATGTATACCTCTCCTGGAGAGTATTTAATTGAGTTTGTAAATTAGTAAGCTCTGTTGCATTCGCATTTTTAATTTTCTCCTGTTCCTGTTTTGCGAGTTCATCCTTTGTAAGTAATTGATCATTAAGTTCCTTGACTTTCGTATTGAGTTTAACTTTCTCTTCGGCTGTTAGACTACCAGCTTGGAGTGCAGTAATTGTCTCTTCGAGATCAGTAACCTTCGTTTGTAGGCCGCGTTTATTGTTAGCCATCATCTTATTTACTTGCTCTTGTGTAAAAGTTGTTTCCCCTGCCGCAGCGGCATCTGCGGCAGCTTTAGCATCTGCAGTAGCAGTAGCTTCTGCAGCAGCGGCATCTGAAGCGACTTTGGCTGCGGCGACGGCAGCATCAACCGCTGCGGCATCGTCGTCGCCTTCACCATACCAATTCCGATCTTTGATTTTGTAAATCAAAGCAGCGCCATCATACTCTTGTTCACACTCTCGATCAAACATCACCACTCCTCTATGTAGCCCTATTGACTTCTAATGCCAGAGGGTCTACTAAATATGGCTTCAAGTATTGCCAAGCTAAAGTGCTCGGTATACCGGCCTGTAGATGCTCAGGGGCAAAAGATCGGTCATAGGTAGACCTCGCCGATGCGAGTCCTTGGGACTTCATACTTAATAGTTCAATTTCCTTATCAGGATCAACCTCATCTAATAGTGCCAATGCGAGTTCCGCACAGGCCAACTGGATATTTTCTGGTACGGCAGTATCATCATATCGTGGGAATTGATTCTCTTGATCCTCATCATTTTTAACACCAATGAAGTTTAATCTATCAATACGCATCGTCGATTCTTTAAGGGCAATAAGTTGGGTATCCGCATCCTCATCATCCCATGCGCCAGTATTAAGACGCTCGGCGAAATGAGCAGTCGCATTAACTACGGTTATATAGGCGGTAGTCATGGTGGTCCCTTTGTTTTACTATTGTCCTTTGTTTTACTATTGTCCTTTGTTTTACTATTGTCCTTTGTTTATTTTTGTTTACCGCGCGTTTTATCTTTGATATCAACATCGCCATCTTTATTCTTTTGGGTTGCATTCTTCTCGTCATCTGCACTATCACGCTCAGGATCAAGATCAGCCACACCGCGCGCGCCTGCGTCTTGGGTTGCATTCTTAAGTTCTGAGGCTTTCGTCTGGGCAATCACGATACGTGCCGCACGTTCTGCGTGTTCTTCCTTCGCTTTCTCGACCTCGCCATCTGGATATCCCTTGGCTTTGGAGGCTGTCTCCACGGATAACAGGCCATCCTCGATATCCTGGTGAATAGTATTGGAATCCTGTACCGGAATCTCACTACTATCAATCTCAGTATAAACCCGCTCTAGTGTTTCCAACTCAACCTTATCTGAGAGAAGTGTAGTCGCGATTTGTTTTGAGATTTCCTTTTTATAGGTTGTACTAGCAACGTCCCCACGCAGATCAGATAATTTCTCCGATTCTTTAAGTCTCTGATCATCGTCCTTCAATGAATAATTCGTCGGGTACTTAATCGTGGCTTGACGACGGGAGTTCTCATACATAGCCCAAAAACTAGCTACCTTAACTTCACCATGCTCAAGTTCCTGGCCTATATACGAGAGTCCAGCTTCTAATGATTGATCCGTGACTGCCAGTGCCTCACCTGGAGTATTCCGAGGTATTAGGTTCTCGACAGCAAGGTTAATCAGTTCCTTAATATCTCGCTTTAATTGTTCTTGCTTCCTCATTGAGATTTCAAGTGGCTCAGAAGAAGGGTGGATATATGCCGGACGCTCAGTTCCTTTAGGGTACTTACGTCCTCTGGTTGCTCCAGTGACGATTTCCTGATTCTTAGATGTCGCGGCTGCTGTGGCTGTACCTGGGAGGTCGGAAGAGGAAGTAGTCTCCCCAATGGTGTTCACAGTGCCACCAGCATTATTCTGCCGTAAATGTCCACTGACAATTCTAGGGTCGTATTGCTCCGTATAAAATGGGAAGTTACTTTTAAAGGAATAGTTCATGTCAGCGGAAGCAAGGTTCAAGAGTGACACTTGGATATCCGCGACATCTACGAGTAACGACTGGGATAACTCGAAGACCACGAAGGGTATTCTGGGGATATTCAACTCGACCCTACCCGTTTGATCTCCTTCGTCATTATAAGTAATAACCTGTACTTTTGTCTTCCCCGTCTCATCTTGAATCAAGCGGAAGTATCGATACTGAACTACGACATCTTCCGGGAGTAGGGTATCGGGGTCAATAACATTAACGAATTTTCGCAATAATAATGCCGCAAATTCGTCTGGTTCGGTATCCTGTCTCATCGTCCAACTGAGGATATCTTCACGCCGATAGATGTAAGTGTAAGGGTTCTTCCCTACTTGTTCAAACTGTGATTCGCCGATATCCCTTGGCATATCAATGAAGACACCGACTTTCCCCATTGAGATAAGTTCCGGGAGAACGGTACAGCCAATGAAATTATTCATTGTGCTATTCTCACGATCGACACCCTTGTCTCGGCCCTCAATTGCATTCATATAACTCGGAGTGCCACCCTTACGAGTGATATCCTGCATACGCTGAAAGATGGAGTTCTTAATCTCATTAAGTGAGGACTTCGCAAAAGAGGGACTATAGGAGATTTCCTTCCTATCTTTGTAATCTGCTGCGTTCTCTCTGGTAGAGAAGAAATGTAGATACTTAGTTAAGAAGGCTTGGCCGCCCCTATACGTAAGTCTCCACTTCTCTAACTCAGAAGCGAGTGCATTATATTCTGGGTGTCTTATGGTAGTGATGTCGGACATTTTGGATCCTCTGGGTTACGCTTTTGATCCTCTGGGTTACGCTTTTGATTTAGTAAATCATTTTATGGCTCAGCCGTAAATCACTTTCCGCGCCAGCGGCTTCTTGGCGCAGCCTAATTACACCGGAATATCATGACTCCCTGACATCTCCGCAGCGAAGTTCAACGCTAGTTCATTATATACACGTGCATGTGCACCATGGTCAGCATCAGACCCACATACATATTTGGCTGTGGGGTTACCATGTTGATTACGCTCGTATATACGCACTGGTGCTTTAATGTGGTCACGGAATTCTAGACCTGTATCTACCGGAAGGGAAATCGTTTTATTTCGGAATCTGCTCAGGGCCATGTCCATCCAAGAGGTTCTATCCACTGTGATTGAGTGTTCGATTTCCTGTCCCTGAGAGATGGCTTTACCCTGGATACCTGGGCCATAGAAGCATATCTTCACATAACCAAAGAAACGTTGTGCAAACTCGAAACTCTTTCGTCTCTCTGGTTGCGCGTCAATGACACAATAGTTAATTTGATACTGGCTCATTAATAGATCAAGTTCCTCGAAATTCTGGACCTTCCCTATTTTGAGTAAGCGCACATGGGCTTCGATATTTAAATCGTTAGTCCTCTGGTTAGCTGGGAAACTCCACTCACCAATTTCGTAATGCAGCCATTTCCCAACGTCAACACCCATTGTACGCATTTTATGGGTTATGGGAGCGCCGTTTTTATATTCCTTAATGCATTGGTCGATTTCCGGGTCCGTAACACGCGCACCATCAACAATATGGGGCAGGCCCAACTTGGAGTTATAAAACTCCTGTTCGTCAGCGGCATTGGCTAAACCATTAATATATGACTTAGCCAACATCGCTGGATGCACGGTCATCGAGTACATCTGATTGATATAGAAGCCCCGCGCATCGATGTTAGTACCCTCAGCTTGGGGTATCCAGTAACCACCCTGTAGATAATGAATCTTATCCTCATGGGAGAGGGACTTCTTACACTCTGTACAAATAAGGTGAGAAGCCCTGTAATCATCTTCGATAATAATTATGGACTCTGGGTACTTCAGTTCAATGGCTCTCGCACAATGTGGGCAGGGGAAGAAGAAATGCTCTTGTGTTGATTCATTAAAATATTTATTAATGCCAGCATTATCAATACTCGGTGTACTAATACCCCACACCTGCCAAATTATTTGACCGGACGTGCGCTCGAATACGAGTGGGATATGTTCCTGTGTCATTTCTTCGAGTTCATCAAGGACAATCAGCCCTGCTGGTACGGACTTCAGTCCTGCTCGTGACCGGGAGCCGCGTATGTATAGGTTCGCAGAGCCAGCGCGTTTGTGTCCGACGTTTTTCGTCTCAGTGAAAAGCCTTTGCAGATAGGGTGACAGTTCTACAGCGGGATCGAAACGCGCGGCACTGAAGTCTGATGCGTCAGGGGTCTTCGCTGGCAGGACATAGAGACACGACACACCGTTGACATCAATCTCGAAGAAAACCTTGTTTAAAACGGTTTCCGTATAGCCCATCTGTGCAGCTTTTTGTCCCCACACGAAGGTCGTTGAAGCATCATGCATAGCCCGGAGCCAAGGGTGGTGGAGGAAGGCCCATTCGCCAGGGAACGGTTTCCCCATGACCCGATAATTTTCAGCCCACTGTGAACACTTTGTAATGGAGCGTCTATTTAGACCTGTCGCTATACGCTCCAGGAAGATAGCTTCAATATTTTCTTTTATTGCTACCATGATTCCCTTGCGGCTACGCCGCTACCCTTTGGACTCTTCACTAACTGTGATACGTGCCATAGCTGAAGTAATTTGCGCTGCTATACTTCTGATACGGTCTTCATCTTTGATCTCTGAAGTAATAATCTGGATTAATTCGTCGGCGAGTTGGATGGCTTTGCTCTTATCAAGTAGCTGTCCGAGGTTGATCTCCAGTTTGTGGCACGAGGCGACTAGCTTCTCGATACTCATAACCAAACCAGAAATGGATGTACTGTGTAGGAGGAGTTCACTCTCGTCAGTACATTTATTAATTTGCACCTCTAGTAGCATTCTCAGGACACCGATCTCTTCACGTAGTCCCTTGATAGCGGGATTAGTTGTAAAATCTGAGAATCGCTGTTTGAATTTTCGCAAATTATACATGAACTTTTGTTTCTCATCTTGTGCTTTCATAACAAGCGCCCCTGTATGTATTTCACAGTAGTTGGCCCCTGGAACCGCTTTATTATCGCATTGGTTACCACGCGACATACCCTGACAACGCCGAGGGTCGTCATCACGCAGTATTTTCTGTATGCTGCTATTTGGGTTGTTTTTCGGGGCTTCGGTATGGTCCATATTTAAGCGATATCCGTATTAATTCGCAGTATTTCGACGAAGAAAAGATACTTCCTACTATATTATACGGATAATCACTAAAAAAATAAAGACTTTATTTATAATATTATTTTGTCAAACGGTCACGTTTTCACGTCCCCATCTTGAACGGCACGTTTTCGTTCCTGAACGATACGTCCCCATCCTGAACGACACGTTTTCGTTCCTGAACGACACGTCCCCGTCCTGAACGACACGTCCCCATCCTAAATTTTCCGAAAATTTTTTAGTGCCGATTCCAAAAGATGGCCTCTTTTATTTTCGTATATATGAGGGGTCTTTTACCCCTCCCGGCCACGGTCTAGCCTTCTTTGATTTAGTAAATCAAGTGCCTGAGTATTGGTCCTTGGGTGTGGGTATTGGTCCTTGGGTGTGAGTATTGGTCCTTGGGTGTGGGTATTGGTCCTTGGGTGTTGGTCCTTGGGTGTGGGATATGCCTGTTATTGGTCCTTGGGTGTGGGTCCAGGTAAAAATATAGGAATGTGGGATAGTGGTGGGGTGAGGGGTGTGTTCTAGGGGATTCCTCAAAAATTCCAAAATAAAACCCTCCCACCCCACAAAGGCAAGAGGGTCAAGCTTTGATTTATAAAGACAAGGCTACAGGGGTAGGGCTTTCTTGATCCGGCGCGAAAGCTCGTCGGCTTGACCTAACATAATCTGATCGCGTGCGAAAGCTTCATCAACTAGCGCCTCCAGTGCGGCGCGCATTTGTTGCCGATAGAGTGTGTGCGCGCCTTGTGCTAAGTTGGCGTGCATGGCGATAAAGATACGCAGTCGCGGCATTCGGTCGGCGGGTTGTGCGGGGGTTGCAATGGCTTCAATGTTCTTCGCGGCTAGGCGCTCGGCTATTGTGGATTTCGGTCCGTGGTATGCTAGTATCATTTGACTACTCTCCATATGCGGGGGAATGGATAGAAGAAAATTCCCCCTGCCCGTATCTCTACGGGCAGGGGGTCGGGGTCATCAATTCCTACTGACGGGCGGAAAGGGTCTCGTCAAGCTCAGCAAGCTCAGCAAGCGCGTCCCGTGATTCCGCGCCATCGGCGGGCTTGTCCAGCAAGGCGGCAACCTGCCGCAGAACCTCACTGGTAAAGGTCAACTTGCGGTCGGTAATAAGTTTCGCAGTGAGTCTGTTCGGTGCTCTCTGCTCGGCCGGGTCGGCTTTCTTATCGACCGCTGCGACGTGCTTCTTGAAGATCGCCTCCACTTCCTCCGGGTTCTTCGCGTTTGCCATCTTACTCACGACGTCATTGGGATACATTTTCGCCTTGCGCGTCCCGGCGTTACGCTCGGTGTACGCTCCCTCCTGGTGCTTGGCCGGGAGGCGTGCAATCTTGGCGATTGCCTGCAATGCTCCCCTACTGGCTTTCTGGGCCTTGACAATGGTTTCGGCGTTCTTAGAGGCGGGGCTGATACGGTGGAGAATCTCCCTCGCCCGGTTCCAGAGGAAGGACACAATTGTGTGATCTGTTAGACCATACTCCACCATGAGGTTAACGAGCGCCTTAGTCACATCGCCCAAACCCTTCTCCACGATGCCGGTGCCGGTGTCATTCAAGGCAAGTAGCATAGCGCCAGCTTCATCGCCCTTGTAGACAACGCAAGGGACTTTGCTATCGGGGTTCACATACTGCAATCGGCGGTTACCCTGGATAGTCTGCCCATTCTCAAAGATGATAGCGGGGAACTGTGGGGACCACCCTGTTACCATGCTATCCGCCAGAGCGGCGTCGCCGAAGGCGTCCGGCGTCACGGTGCGGGGATTCTCCAGCCAGACTGA